CAAGAGATGCATATGCCCTTCTCGAAGAAGCGTTTAAACTGTATGGTCTTGAAACTTTAGTACCAGTAATCCGTGGTTATATGGAGCAGGACCTAGGACCAGAACAGGCTAAGTTAAAACTTAAAAGCGAAAAGGCTTATAAAGATAGATTCAAAGGCAATGAACTACGTGTCGCTAAGGGACTTAATGTTGTTAGTGAAGCAGAGTATCTTGAACTTGAAAATGATTATAGCGAAACACTTAGAGCGTATGGCTTAAGTGATTACTTTGGTGTATCAACTGATGCTAATACTCGCCTTGCTCGTCAGCAAAAAATGGCTGAAGTTATTGGCAATGATATATCTGCAACTGAGTTTAAAGACCGTATTGACACAGTAGTTACACGTGTTAATATGTCTGACCCTAATATTAAAACAGAACTTAAGCGACTTTATGCTATTACAGATACTGACCTTGTTAAGTACTTCCTTAATCCAGTAGAAGGTTCTGAACAATTAAAGCAAAAGGTAACTGCTGCTGAAATTAGCGGTGCTTCTATTACTCAAGGTCTTGGTCAAACAAGTCTTGGCACTGCAGAAGAACTTGCTAGATTAGGTATTGATAGGGCTGAGGCTTTGGCTGGATACTCTAAGATTGCACAGTATCTACCAACAACTGAAAAACTTAGTTCTATTTATGCCAGTGAAGGCATTACATATAACAAAGCAACAGGCGAAGAAGAAGAGTTCAAAGGACTTGCTTCCGCTAAACGCAAGCGTCAAACGCTTGCAGCACGTGAACTAGGAACATTCTCTGGTTCATCTGGCACATCCCAAAGTAGTCTTAAGACTAAGACTGCAGGGCAAATCTAATATCCTGACGGACCAACCAGCCCCGTTAGCGTAAAAGACTGGTAGCAGAAGCCAGCCCAATTCCCCGATTGGATACTGAGGTCTGCGATTCAAACGAATAGAAGGGTGGACAGTTGCTATGAGCAACAACTACTGGGACGATGAAGAAGACGAAGACCTAGATACAGATACATCTACAGGCGATGGAAGTGACTTACTTAAAAAGTTACGAAAAGCAAAGCGGTCAGATGAAAAACGTATAAAGGAACTCACTGAGCAACTTGAGACATTTACCAAGGCGCAGCGTGAGCAAACCGTCAAGCAAGTCCTGGAACAGAAGGGCGTTAATGCCAAAGCGGCTCGCCTGATTATGAAAGACTTAGATGATGTTAGCGAAGAGTCAGTTAATAACTGGCTTGCAGATAACGCAGATTTGTTTGGACTAACAGTAGATACGCAGGAAAAACAAGAGCAAAATATCAATCGCGCAGCCTTAAGGCAGCAAGATGCTATTACTCAAAATGCATTAACCCCTGAACGCACTGAGGATATGGAATCTAGAATCGCCTCTGCTAATTCAGCGGATGAAATTTTATCTATCCTCCGAGCACAGCAATAAATCAATCATAGTTTCTAGTCACTTGGAGGTGACAATACAATGGCTAACGCATATACATCGACAGGTTCTTCCACACTAGGAGGTACCGCAGGTGGTGCAGGTCTTGTCCAACAGGCGTATGACCGCTTATTGGAGTTTGCTCTCCGTTCAGAACCCCTAATTCGTTCTGTCGCAGATAAAACACCTGCCCGTCAATCAATCCCAGGTTCAACCGTAACTCTACAGAAGTACGTTGACTTGGCAAAAAGCACTACTGCTCTATCAGAAACAACTGACCCAGATGCAGTAGCACTATCAACACCAGAAACAGTTTCTATTACTCTTAACGAGTACGGTAACTCAGTACTGGTAACACGTGCGTTGGAACTCTTCAGCCTTGCTGATGTAGACCCAGCAATCGCAAACATTATTGCATTCAATCTTGCAGATTCTATTGATGAAGTCGCGATGACAACTCTTCGCGGTGGAACCAACAAGATTTTTGCAGGTTCAGCAACATCTACAGGTACAGTTGCAGCAGCATCAACAATTGACTCAGCAGACATCCGTAAGGCTGTTGCTAAGTTACGTTCTGCTAAGGCTGTAGCACGTAAGGGTTCACTCTACTGGGCTGGTATCCACCCAGAAGTTTCACACGACCTACGTGCAGAGTCATCTTCAGGACAGGGATGGCTACTTCCTAACCAATACGGTTCATCACAGGACCGCATCTGGGCAGGCGAAATCGGTAACTACGAAGGTGCATACTACATTGAATCACCACGTCTTTACTCATCAAAGTCTGGTGCAGACCAAACAGCACTATCCACTTCACCTGCAGTAAGCGGTGCATCTGGTGCATTTACAATCGTTGTAGCAAACGGCGCCTTTGGCGGACGTGCTGAAGTTGGAGACAAAATCTCTGGCACAAACGTAGGTTCATCTGCAAAGATTACAGCAATCTCTGTTGGTGCAACAAACACTACACTTACAGTAGATGTTGCTAACTCAGGAACTGTTGGAACTAATACTCTTACAGTAACTCCAGTAACACGTGTTTACAACACAATTATTGCTGGACAGCAAGCAATGGCACAAGCCGTTGCTGAAGAGCCACACGTAGTAATTGGACCAGTAGTTGACAAGTTGATGCGTCACCGCCCAATGGGTTGGTACGGCGTACTTGGCTTTGCTCGCTACCGCGAAGAAGCACTATACCGAATCGAATCAGGTTCATCAATCGCTGCTCTCTAGTAGCAATTAGGGGGTAGGGCTTAACGCTCTGCCCCCTTTCTACAGAAAGAATTAAATGACAACTTATATATTTGATACACCGATAGTTGAAGAAGGTCCAGCGGGAGGACACCGCTTATTTTATTTCTATAGGTTAAATCGCGGTATTACTATTGTTCGGGATGACAGTGGGTATCGTCAAGTTCGTTATTTAGTAGATGAAGATTTAAAAGATTATGTAGAGGTTTACCTTGGTGGGCACCGTCATACAGTTGACGAAGATACTAGAACAAGATTAATTGCTGGAAACGTTGGAGTTACAGAAGCAAATTTTACAGCACAGTAGGGGGCAGTATGGAATGCGACCACAAGAGCAAAGTTCTTGATTGGGCATATGAATTAAAAGATGGTCATATGAATCAGTATGTATCTTTATACGGATGCACTGAGTGTGATGCAACATCACCTGAACCATTTGTTAGTAAAGAAGAAATTTTTACAGTAGACCATAGCAATTGTGGGATTAACCCTTGCTTTGGGTGCAAGGCTAAAGGGCTGCAGTTAAGCACAGGCGATGCTAATGGTAGAGCAGCAATGCCAAGACGTAAATGGGAAGGCGAACTACAAGCCTACAGAGATGCCCGTAGACAAGGTATCCAACCAGCAGGAACTACTATGGACAAAATAGTTGCTGCAGAGCAAGCATCAGAAAATTTGGGTAGGGCTTACAATGCTGAGAAAGACCCAAATGCAAAACATATAAATAAAAAAACCGCGCAAGTTATGACAGAACTGGGAGTATGACATGATGAACAATAAGAATATAATGATGATGGATATGATGAAGAAGAAGGCTGCTAAGAAGTCTGCAGTTAAGAAGACTGCTAAAAAGGCTATGCCTAAGAAGATGGGAAAAAAGAAATAATGCCAAAAGTCGGAATGAAAGAATTTGCATACACAGCAGCAGGTATGAAAGCAGCAAAGATGGAAGCCAAGAAGACTGGCAAGCCAATGAAGAAGGCTGCTCCAAAAAAGAAGGCTAAGAAGAAGTAATGGCTGCTACTCCTAAGCCAAAGCCTAAGCCAAAAGAATTAAAAGGCAAGGCAGCAATTGACGCATATCAAAAGGAAGTATCTCCTAAAGGTGTTGCAGCAGCAGAGGCTGCTGCTAAAGCAGCCCTTGAAAAGAAATACCCTGGAATGTTTATTCCTAAAAAACGCTATAACACAATGCTACCAGGAAGATAAAAATGAAAAAGTCTAAATCTAAAGTAAACGCAGCAGGCAACTATACCAAACCTGGTATGCGTGCTTCATTGTTTAAGAAGATTAAGGCTGGCTCCAAAGGTGGAGACCCTGGAGAATGGTCTGCACGCAAGGCTCAACTGCTTGCTGTTGAGTATAAAAAAGC